AACTGTTATATATACAAAGAATAAATGATTATGAGGATATACCCCTAAATCTATTTTATCTAAAGACAAATTAACTTCTTTATTATCTCCTTCAAGTTGTTTACTATATATAGGAGTTTTAGAAGGTCCTCCTTCCACATAAGTTTCTTCAGTATCTATGATTATCTTATCTATATATACATCAGTATAGTATCTATCCTTTCTAACTCTAGCACCTATAATTAGGTTTTTAGCATCTTTAGTTACTTGTAATTCCTCTATTATAATCATAGTTAGTTTGTTTATTATTAAATAAAAAAGGAGACTCCTTTTGAGAGTCTCCTCATTACTCCCTATATAGGGTATGTTATTAACTTAAAGTATTAATCTCTATACCTGAAGCTGTAATAAGTGCATTTATAGCAGTTACAAAGTCTCCTGTTTGTCCTGCAGGAATAATTAAAATTAAATCCTTTTCAGACTTTTGACAGCTATCATTAGAGCCTACATAAGCATAATGAATAGTAATAGTATCATATTCTTTAGTTGGGTCTACTAAATAAGTAGTAGGTACATAGTCAGGGAAACCAACCATTCTATATTGGTCACCTCTTTCTCCCATGTGGAAATACTCAAGGTCAGCCATATCCTTACCATTCTTAATAGCATTACCTTTAGATTCAACTACCTTACCCCATTTAACTGGATGAAGAGTATCCCCTTCTTTAACCATGATTTCTGTAGGAACTACTGTAACACCTAATGACTTAAGTTGCTTAGTACCTAGCAACCAATCTTGTTCTACCTCTTCAATTATAAGAGAAGTATAAGTTCCTGTAAGAGTAGCTTCTTTAGTGCGAGCTGTAACTTCATCACTACCAAGTTTAATAGCAATAAGCTTTCTAGCTTCTCTACTCATATTTTTAGCAAGGCTAAGAGCCATTTGCTTATAAAAGTCTGAAGCAGTCATACCATTAGTTACATGAACTATAGCATGTTTCCAATATTGAGAATCTTCAGGAGAGATACCTATATATCCATCAAAAGTAACTCTCAATACATAATCTTGACCTACTACTGGATTACCTCCATTAACAGTAGCATCTAAAGTAACTGTGTTTACTTTTAAATGCTTTTGCATATCAGCTGCTTTAGTAGCTTTAGCATAAAGAATGTTCTTTACATCAATTAAGTCACTTCTAACTATACCACCTGCTCCCTTATGTTGGAAATAGATTGCAGACTTATCAGGAGTAGCTTTTACTAAAGTATCACCTAAGTTAGTAAGACCAGTTACTGCGTCTTGTTTTGCTTTAGCAACATATACATGAGTTGCTTGATTAGTTGAAAAAATGTGCATTGTTTCAAATGTTTAGTTAAACAAATATTTATTCTTTAATATTGACACCTCTAGAATTAAGAGCCATTCTTGCAGCTCTTTCTAATATAATGTCATGAAGGATTGGATTAAGTCTGCATTCTGTGCTTTCCTTTATTCCTTCTATACTTAATTCATCTGGCATATCTACTAATACTATTGGAGTAGGTTTACTTAAATATCTAAGTAGATAAGTATTAAACTTATACTTAGATATTAATTCAACTATATTATCTCCATAATCTAATCTTAATGCCTTGTATTTTGTAGACCCTTTAAAAGGATTATCTTTAACTCTATTATATTCATCTTGAGTTGTTGGATATACCCCAATCCTCTTTCCATTATAACATCCTAAAGATTCATCCTCTAATATTATTTGCTCTAGAGTAATAAAAGCTATGTCTGAAGGAAGTCTATAAAAAACAGAATTATTAGAAACTCCAGTACCTTGAACTCTCTCTGAATTTTGAAATGTCTTAGTCTTAACTAAGCTATCTAAATATCTTCTTAGTTCCTCTGTACTTTCAAATGAATCTCTATAAGGATTCTTACCATTGTAGAAATTTATTACTACCTCTTCTTGAGCTTTAGTTAGAAATACTGATTTTTCATATTCATCAAAAGAAAAATCTACTAAATCACTTTCTCTAGCAAAATGAGCCTTCTTTAATATGCCATATAATAAAGTATCAAATTCATTTGATAATTCTGTTGTATTCATAACTTTTATTCACTTCTTTGACCAGTTTGTAATAAGGCATTCATATCACCAGCCCAAGCAACTTTAGCTGCTTCTACTGCTCTTTGTAATACCTCTTCATGAATAGCTGGGTCTAACTCACAGCAATATCCATTATTATAAATAGCTTCACTACCATTATACCCATTTATAGATATATTTTCACCAAAGGCTGTTTCAAAGTTCTCTAATATTATAGGTATAGGTCTTTTAATATATCTGAGTATATAAGTAACACCTTGTGGTCCTAAAGTTTTTCTATCTGCAGAGTTTAGTATAATATTAGATACAGAACTATGAGAATTAGTATTAGACGCTAATCTCCATGCTTGATACTTTAATGGTTCTTTATAAGGTTTAGTCATAAGTCTAGAATATTCCTGAAATGTTAGAGGAAATACCTGTCTTATTTTAGTTCTAGTACTATCTACTATAGACTCATTTATAGCTAAAAAGAAGTCATTAGGAAAAGTTACTAAAACAGCTCTAGGGTCTATTTTATTAGTAATATCTGTAATATTAAAGCTATCACTATTTATAGTTTCAGTAGAAGTCTTTAATAACATAGAGAAATCTGTTTGTCTCTTAGCACTATCATCAAAGCCTTCTTGGTTTTTATTTGACTTAGGGTTAAAGTGGTTTTTGACTATTTCATCCTGAGCTTTAGTTAAAAATACAGACTTCTCATATTCATTAAGACCAGGAGCTTGATTACTAGTAATATTGTTATATAGTACATCAAATTGGTCAGAAAACTCTCTATTAGTCATATTATTTCAATTTTGCTTCAATACTAAATTTAATTTCTTGATGTTTAGGCTCATTAAGATAAGCAGCTGCAACATTAAGAGTTGGGTCTTGACCATCATTACATAAAGGCATATTATCCTCTCTTAGATATAAATAATTACCTCTCATAGCTACAATACCAGCTTCAATTGCTTTCTTAATAAGCACCTTTGTAGGAAGTAATGGGTCTGTAACTACCTTCAAGAATAAACCTGCATTAGCTTGAATAAGGTCATCTGCTTTAGCTTGTAACATATCAAGCTTAGTATTAGGTGCAGTTGGTCTACCATCAATAGTTTCAATAATTAATCTCAATGTATTAATATCATCCTCTATCTTACCAAGTTCCTTATAACATTGTTTCTTAGCACTCATTCTAGCATTAGCTACTTTAGACTTTTCAGTTTCTGAAATAATAACAAACTCATAAGTAGCCTTTGGTTGGTCTTGAAGAGCTGATAAAGAAGGGGCTATATGATTCTTATTAGCTAATAGTATTTTATATTTAATATAATCAGTTGGGTCTGATAAATCCAAGAAATTATCTTGCTTATGTAATGTTACCTGAGAGATACCATTCTCATTAGCAGTACTCCAAAAGTTATTATTAGTTCTATAAACACTCATAGCATTAACCTCTAAACCTAGTATATATTCTAGAAAATCTTTCTCTGCTTTAGTAAGTACATCAGCAAAAGCTCCTGATTTTAATAGAGGTACTGTAAATGTTCTTTTTGCAGTCTCTGCCATACCACCATATAATACATGTCTATGGTCAGTAATCATACCAGACTGTCTTGGTATATGCTTGATAATTACCCTATCATTCTTAAGGCAATTAATTAATTTCTTATTATCATGAGATACTTTAGTAACTAACTCTTCATTATTTGCTTGAGTTTTTGGAGCAGGCATCTCTTGTAACTCCATATCCATAGTATCTTCAATATTATCTATATTGGCAGTACTATAATCTACTTTCTCTTCCAAATTTCTTTTAACCATATTTCTCCTAAAATATTAATAAAATTAAAAATAAAAGATATAATAAGGTAGGGGTTTCCTACCTTATTATATATATAGTTTATGATGCTAATACAGCAGGTATTAATGATAATGTTCTAGTTGGGTCAAGAACACAAATACCTAGTCTAGCCATCTTATGAATAACTGCACTATCTTCATCCCAACTCATATTAGGATTACCCATTTGACCAGTGAATGGATTTCTCAATCCCCATTGGTAACCTCTTAGTTCAGTTTCACCCTTAATAGTACACTTGAAGATATTAGGTTGGTCCATAGTACCAATATCCATAATATCATATCTATAACTAAATGCAGGACCACCTAAAGGATGTTGTATCTTATTTCTTACAGGATCATCATAGTATGGGTCTACATCAATCTTAACTCTAACTCCATTAGGTGCTTTATATTCAACAAATTGGAAACCTGCTGAAAGTGCATTGCTATGAAGGTTAGATTGAGTCTTTTGTACTATACCTAGAGCATCACCATTAAGAGTGAATGCTTGCCAACCACTAACCTCTTGAAGGATAGCTTTATGGAATTGGATAGCACCTCTTTCTCCAGTCTTAATAAGGAAGTATCTATCTCCCATACCTAACTTAGCTGCAGAAAGCTCATATAGAGCATCTTCAATAAGCTTCAAAGAGAAAGCATTATAATAAGTAGTGTTAGCTACATCCATTTGTTCATAAAGACCAGCACCTGTTTTAATAGCTACACCTGACTTACCAATATTAAGGTACTCACCATTAGCATTTCTATTAGACCTACCAAAAGCAAGAGCCATGTTTTTATAGTCAGAGAATTGTTGTTCTACCTCATAATCAACATAGTGCATCCACATATTCATAGTGGTCTTTTTACCATTGTCTACTACAGGAATACCAACAGCAAGCTTTCTATTAATCTTATTACCTGGTACTTTATGTTGAATTCTGATAGTAGAGAATTCATTTCTCATAGAAACTGGAGAACTGAATCTTACATCTCCCACTTTTCTAGATAACTCGTTTTCTACAAAAGCAGCTTCTACAGAGAACTTCTCACCAGCAAGTAATCTTTCAGCTGGAACACCATCAGTATTACCACCTGCAAGTTCTACTTTATAGACAGCATTAGTACCTTCCATTCTAGCATCACCTAGAACTCTGAATTGATAAACTTCATTAAGATTACCTACAATGAACTCACCATCAGCAAACCAATCTTCTGGGAATACCAAATAGAATGGTGCTGTACCAGCTCCTACCATAGAACCATCATCAGTAACTACTTGACCATTTTCATTTCTTGCTTCAAGCAATGGGATATTTCTTCTTGAAGAACCTACTACATCCCATGTATATTCTTCATCATTCTCAAACTCTCTAGTAGGGAATTGATTAAGAAGTGTATCAAGAGTTTTACCTCTTTGATATGCTAAAAGCTGAACCATAAGATTGGTAGCTTTTTGTGGTGCTCTTTGGAAGATAGCACCAAGGTGATTGTCTTTAGTTAAGCCTTTCCAATAAGAGAACTCTCTTGTTTGAAATTTACCTAGCAAATTTACAGCCATAAATTAAAATATATTAAAAATTATCTTGTTATTATAAAGCAAGTTTAATACCCTTTCCAAGATAAGAATCATCAGTACTAACACCTGAAGAGAATTGTAAGTTACCATAACTATCTCTTGCAGTGCTATTTATCCTACCTTCAAGGTCTCTTAAACCTCTTTTTATTTCTTTATTAACTCTGCCTTTAACTAACCCATCTAGGTTTTTAAAGCCATCTGTAAGGGTGAATACAAGACCTAATTTAGCAAGAAATTCATCACCATGTTCAGACTCAAACTTTTGTATTGCAGTGTAATACTCTCCTGTCTTAGGGTCTTTATATATAGGCTTTGATATATTATCAAATACCCTTTGTTTAGTAGTTTGGTCTAATTCAATCTCACCAAAGAATTTCTTTTTATCATCAAAGATATTATTCTTTAGTTTAACTGCTCTTTCTTTTCTTGCATTCTCTTCTTCTTCTTGAGTTTTCTTAGCTTCTTCTAAGAGGTTATCATAACTATCTTTATAAAATGCTTTATTACCTTTGAGTGCTTCTTTAGCATCCTCAATGTCAGTACCATTATCAATAGATTTATTTACCTCTCTTTCAGCTCTAGCTTTATCAAAACCTCTATTTATGAAGTCTTGATATATAAGTCTCTTTCTTAGACTCTCATACTGCTCTCCTTCAGAAGTTAGGTCTTCCTCTTTTATATTATCCAAGTAACCTAAAACATTCTCATACTGTCTTATAGCATCAGGCTCAACATTATTATCTAGAGCTTTAATAACTCTTTGTTGTTGCTCTGTAAGACCTGTATTAATTTGGTCCTCAATGACTTTTCTAAAGTCTTCAGGAGTCTTAATGTTTTTAATAGTTTCTTGGTCAAGGTCAGGGAAAACACCTTCCTCTGCTAAGGCTTCAGTAATGGAAGAGAAGAAGTCAGGTTTAGGAGATGTTTCTGAGCTATTAGAGTCAGGGTCTTCCTGTTCCTTGTTATTTAAATCTTCACTACCTACGCTCTCTGGTTTACCTTCAAATAATTCTTCTGGGTCTACCTCAGCAGTGTTATCATTTTCTTTATTATTTTCTTCTACACTTTCTTCTTTTGGTTGTGTAGTTTCAAGAGGAGTTTCCTCTTGGTTACCATCATCATTGAAGAGGCTCATACTTTCCTCATCAAGGATATTTTCAATGTCTAAACCTTCCATATTAATTTCTCCTATATTTACAAACTTTATGCAAAGTTAAGTAAAGTTAGTTGCCTTCACAATAGTATAAATAAAATTGTTATAGGCACCTAACAAAATTAGTTTTAGGCTTACTTGATAGTGATAGTAATATCCTCTTTCTTAGTAATTGCCTGTTGCATTAATTTATATAACTTAACCCAAGTAGCTTGACTATTAATAACCTGTCCTTTTACCTTATTTTCTCCAACAAGGATACAACCATCTGTATCCTTATCTTGGTTTCCTGCATGAATCAAAATTCCTTCAAAACCAGGAACATCTATAAGTCTAGGGATATAACCATTAGTAAAAGCTACATACTTATAC